TGAACTGTATGAAAAAGCCCTGACAAACCGGGCCATTTCCGAAAAAGTCACCAGCATGGGTTACGCCAAGGAACGGATCAAGGCCGATTCCGCCGAACCCAAGAGCATTGACGAATTGCGGGAAGCTGGCCTTCGTCATGTTAGACCGGCCCGAAAGGGCAAGGATTCCATCAACAATGGTATTCAGTTCATTCAGGATTACACCATCATCATTCATCCCCGGTGTGTGAACTTCCTGACCGAAATTTCAAACTACACTTGGGATGAAGATAAATTTGGGGCCAAGATCAATAAGCCCATTGACGATTTCAACCACCTGATGGATGCCATGCGTTATGCGCTGGAAGATGTGCTGGTTGGCCCCACATACAGTTTTGAATAACACGATAGTAACAAAAGCCCTGATTTTACAGGGCTTTTGGCCTGTTTGTGGATATTAAGTCATGAAGGGAGCCGCCCGGATGTTTGAGCAACAGAAAATATTGAACAAGATTGAACAATGGGCGGAACGCTTGCCGTATAACAGCCTGAAGATTGAAGTGGAACTTCCCAATCAAACTTTGGTGCTGGTAAAGAGCAAACAGCGCCCCATTGGATTCCAAGCCCCCCCCCAATTCAGAAAGAAGGTGATTGACCTATGTTGTTTATGAATACTGAAACCGCCCGTATCAATCGCCTGATTGAAGAAGGGGCCGGTACTGGACTTACTGAAAGACAGTTCTTCGCCCGTGAGATCGTGGAATGGAAGGGTTCACCGGAACGCATTGAACAGATGAAGGGTGAAACCTACTATTCCGGTAAACATGATATTGTGGATCGGAAGCGCACCGCCATTGGTGCTGATGGCAAACTGTTTGAAGTCACCAACCTTCCCAATAACAAGGTGATTGATAATCAGTATGCAAAGATGGTGGATCAGAAAACCAACTACCTGTTGGGCAAGCCCTTCACCATCAACTGTGAGAACAAGACCTATTTTGAACTTCTGAAAAAGCGGTTCAATAAGGCAGTTCAGCGCCTTATCAAGTATGTGGGTGAAGATGCCCTGAACGGTGGTAAGGGTTGGCTGTTCGTGTTCTACGATGAAAAAGGTGAACTTTCCTTCAGGCGCTTCCCGGCCTTTCAGATTTTGCCTTTCTGGAAGGACGATGATCACACGGTTTTGGATGCCGCCGCCCGTCTTTACATTCAGGAAGTTTGGGATGGCCTGACAAAGAAGCTGGTGGAAAAGGTTGAAATCTACAAACCGGATGGCCTTTACCGCTATGTTCTGGATGGTTCAACCCTGATCCCTGATGTTGAACTTGGTGAATATTCCCCCTATATCACTGTGACCACCGGTGAGAAGGTGGAAGCCTATAATTGGGATCGGTTGCCGCTGATCGCCTTCAAGTACAACAAACAGGAAACGCCGCTGATCCGCCGTGTGAAATCCCTTCAGGATGGTATCAACACCATCCTTTCTGATTTTCAGAACAACATGGAAGAAAATGCCCGGAACACCATCTTGGTTCTGAAGAACTATGATGGTCAGGATCTTGGCGAATTCCGTTATAACCTTTCCACCTATTCCGCTGTGAAGGTTCGTGAAGATGGCGGGGTTGAAACCCTGACCATTGAAGTGAACGCTGAAAACTACAAGGCCATTTTGGAAGTGTTCAAAAAGGCCCTGATTGAAAATGCCCGTGGCTATGATGCCAAGGATGATCGCCTTTCCGGTAATCCCAACCAAATGAACATCCAATCCATGTATTCTGACATTGATTTGGATGCAAACAGCATGGAAACGGAATTTCAGGCGGCATTTGAACAGCTTATTTGGTTTATCTGTCAGGATTTGAAAACCAAGGGGAAAGGGGATTTTGAAAATGAAGAAGTTTCTGTAATCTTCAACCGTGATATTCTGATCAATGAATCTGAAGTGATCGAAAACTGTTCCAAATCTGCTGGTATCATTTCCAATGAAACCATTGTGGAACAGCACCCGTGGACAAAGGATGCACAAACGGAATTGGAGCGTTTGAAGAAGGAAAAGGAAGAAGCCGTTCAGGACTACATGAACGCTTTTCCCAATTCCAACAATCCTTCCAAAACACAGGAACCGGGTGGGGATGAATAATCCCCACCCTTCCGATATGCCGGGGCAATAACGGGGCGGGCCGGGTTGCCTCCTTGCCCGGTCAAAGGTGCAATTCCTTTCCCCGGCACTTTCTATGGCGTGTTGGTCAAGTGGTTAAGACACCGGCCCTTCAAGCCGGGATCACGGGTTCAATTCCCGTACACGCTACCATTTGCCGGGTTGGTGGAACAGGCAGACACAGCAGATTCAAAATCTGCCGCCTTCAGGCGTATGGGTTCAATTCCCATACCCGGCACCAATATTGGGGTGTAGCCAAGAGGTAAGGCAACGGGTTTTGACCCCGTGATCCGGTGGTTCAAATCCGCCCACCCCAGCCAATTTAACAGAAGGGAGAACAGCCCATGAAAAATGCTGACTATTGGCGGGGCCGGTTCGCCATTCTGGAAGAAGCCGCCCAAAAGGAAGCTGATCAGTGTGTCAGCGCCCTTGAAGATATGTACCGGGAAGCTGAACGCACAATTCAGGCCGATATTGAACGCTGGTATGGCCGTTTTGCTACCAACAATCAAATCAGCCTGACGGAAGCCCGGAAGTGGTTGACCGCTGGACAGCTTGAAGAATTCAAGTGGACGGTTGATCAGTATATCAAGATCGGTGAACAAGCCAATCTTTCCCCGGAATGGCTGAAGAAGCTGGAAAACGCTTCCGCCCGGTTCCATATCAGCCGCCTTGAAGCGGTGCAAATGCAGATTCAGCAACAGCTTGAACTTCTGTATGGAAACCAGCTTGACAGCATTGATGATCTTCTGAAGGATGTAGTTTCCAACGGATATACCAAGACCGCCTTTGAAATTCAGAAGGGCATGGGTATTGGTTGGGATATTACGGCCCTGAATCAGAAGAAAATTGAAACCTTGCTTTCAAAACCGTGGACAGCCGATAAGAAAACCTTCCGGGATCGCTGTTGGGAAGGCAAAGCCAACCTTGTGACCGGTATTCAGAAGAACCTTACCCAAGGGCTTTTGAGGGGTGACAGCCCCCAAAAGATCACCGATGCCGTGAAGAAACAGTTCAATGTTTCCCGGTATCAGGCTGGAAGGCTGGTTCACACGGAAACCACCTATTTCAACGCCGCCGCAAGCTATGAAAGCTACAAGGAATTGGGCGTGGATATGGTGGAAATCATTGAAACGCTGGATTCCCACACTTGCGAGATTTGCCAACCCCTTGATGGAACGGTGATCCCGCTTTCCCAATATGAACCCGGCGTAACGGTGCCGCCCTTTCATCCCAACTGCCGTGGAACTACGGCCCCGGCCATTGATGAAACGATCATTGGCGAAAGAGCCGCCCGGAACGCTGATGGAAAGGTTTACTATGTGCCTTCCAACATGAAATATGGGGATTGGGTAAAAACCTTCACGGAAGGCGGTTCCAAGGATGGGTTGACCGTTGCCACCGTGGGCGGTATAATTGAAGGGATCAAGAAACTGACCGTGGACGATTGCACCACCGTTGAGGAAGTGGAAGCCCTGATGAAAGAACAGGGCTGGTTTAATATCGCCACCATCAATGGGAAAACCTATGATGGTAATGATCTGCTTTCCTTGCAAGGCTGTGATCTGGAAACGGCCAAAGGCGTGTTCAAAGCCCATGAACGGGTTTTCAACCGTCTGCCTGATATGATCGGTGAATTGAATTCCTGTAATGCCACCACTTTGAGCGCTGGAACCTATGCCCAATGTATGGTTGGCCTTGGCCGTGGCGGTATCAGCGTGAACACCCGGTATTTTGGGGATAGCGCCAAACTTGCCAAGCACTATGCGGGTGATCTGGCGGCTGGTTTCCATTGTGCCGGTACTCATTGGGGTTCCATCGTTACCCACGAATTGGGCCATGCTGTGGATGATTACCTGACCAACATCAAATGTGCGGCGGGTATGCTGAATAAGTGGAAGCCTAAATGGGTTTCCGCCTATCTGCGCCCCAAGGTAATGAAGGCGTGTGGCCTGAAGGTTTCTGACACCCAAGCCGCTGTTTCCGGTTACGCCACCAAAGACCATTATGAATGGTTCGCTGAATGTTTCAGTGAATGGGTGGACAGCCCGAACCCCCGCCCCGTTGCGGTAGAGTTCGGAAAACAACTTATGGAGTTATTGGAGGGATTGAAATGATGCCCAAGTTCTTCACAAGTGAATATTTCGTTCCTGAACCTGATAACTGGCACCTGAAGGAAGGCGCACCCCCTGAAGTGGTGGAAGAATTTGAAGCCTACATGAAGGAACATGGCTATCAGGAAGAAAAAAACATAATTGTTGATTGAACCACCCCGGCCCTTGGCCGGTGGTGGTTTTTTCATACCCAAATCGCCGTTTAGAACCGTTGTGGGCGGTAAACAGAAGGGTTCAAAATCGTGGTTCCTTACCCACGGTAAAAAAGGATTATGAATGGAGGAAAACGCTATGACAAAGGAAACCCTGATGCAAATGGGCCTGACAGAAGAACAGGCCAACAAAGTGATGGAAGGTTTGAATGGTTCTTTTGTTCCCAAGAGCCGCTTCAATGAGGTCAACACGGAACTTCAGACCGCAAAGAACACCATCAAGGAAAGAGATGGGCAGTTGGAAGCCTTGCAGAAGAACACCGGCGATGCCAAGGCCCTTCAGGATCAAATTGCCCAGCTTCAGGCCGATAACAAGAAGTTGGCTGATGATCACGCCGCTGAAATGAAGGCCCTGAAGATCAACGCCGCTGTGGATAAGGCCCTGACGGATGCCAAGGCGATTAACCCCGCCACCGTGAAACCCCTGTTGGCCGCTTTCTTGGAGAAGGCTAACTTGGCCGATGATGGCACCATTTACGGCCTTGCTGATGAAATCGGCAAGCTGGCAAAGGCTGAAGGAACCAGTTTCCTTTTCAAAGCTGATTCTAACACTACCCCCGCCGTGGCCGGTGCTTCCCCCGCTGGAAGCGTAACCACGAACCCTGATCCCAAAGTCAGCGGCTATGAAACCCGCTTGGCTGATGCACGAAAGGCCGGTAATTCCGCCCTTGTGGTTGCTATCAAGCGTGAAGCCGCCGCTGATGGCGTGACCTTGTTTTAAGTTACCCACCAAAATAAAACGATTTTTAGAAAGGATGTTTGATTATGCCTAATGTTACTGGAATCGGTACTACTTTCAATCTGCCGAACTTTGCCGGTGATCTGTTCACCGCTTCCCCCACCCAAACCCCCTTCCTGTCCATGATCGGCGGTTTGTCCGGTGGTATGAAAACCGAGAATGACGAATTCGCAACCGGCGTGTTGTATGAGTTCCCCGATGCGGCCCAGCCTTCCATTTCTGAACAGGCTTCCCAGACCGCCCCTGAAGCTACTGCCATTGCCCGTGAGCAGAAAACCAATGTGACCCAGATCTTCCACGAAACCATTTCCCTGACTTATGCAAAGATGGCGAACCGTGGCAAGCTGTCCGGTTTGAACACCGCTGGTGTTCAGGCCAACCCCACTTCTGAACTGGATTGGCAGATTGCCCAGCGCCTGAAGAAGATTGCCCGTGATGTGGAATACACCTTCCTGAACGGCACCTATGCCAAGGCAAGCGGTGTAACTGAAGCCAACAAGACCCGTGGTATGCTGGAACTGTGTTCCACCGGCACCACTATTGATGCCGGTTCCGCCGCCCTGTCTTTGGATCTGCTGAAGCAGTTGTTCAAGGCCATGGCTGATGCCGGTGCCAACTTCGGCAACATGGTTCTGTTCTGTGGTTCCACCCAGAAGCAGAAGATCACCGATCTGTATGAAAAGCAGTTGGGTTACAACGCCGCCGCCCCCCGCAATGTTGGTGGTATGAACATTCAGAAGTTGGAAACCGACTTCTTTGAAATGGGTATCTGCTATGATCCCTTCATGGCCGCTGACAAGATCCTGATTGCGGATGTTTCCGCTTGCGCCCCTGTTTTTCAGGATGTTCCCGGCAAGGGCGTTCTGTTCTTGGAGGATTTGGCCCGTACCGGTGCCGCCGAAAAGAAGCAGATTTACGGCGAAATCGGCCTTGCCCACGGCCCCGCTTTCCTGCACGGTTCCATTACCGGCTTGCTGTAAGGGAGGGCTGAACTATGTTTAAGATCACTGGTAAACAGAAGTTCGGCGCTGTGTGGGCAAATGGCAAGTGCATTGCCGTGTTCAATCGTGGTGTTGCTACCACTGATGATCCCGCAGTTGCCGATATTATGAGGGCCAAGGGCTACACCGTGGAAGGTGAAGCCCCTGTGGTTGATCCCCTTGCCAAGATGGGCAAGGATGATCTGAAGGCTTACGCCGTGGAACACGGTATTGATCTTACCGATGTTGCCGACAAGAAGGCCAATATTCTGGCCGCTATCAAGGCGGCTGAAGCTGAACAGTAAAGAAAGGCGGTGATCCCCCATGCGTGATAAAGTAATTTCCCTGTTGGAAGCCTTGGGGGTAACTGTTCCTGATACTGACCCTCTGATTGATTTCATCATCAATTCCGTTACGGAACGGATCAAAAATGAAACCAATCAGGCCGCAATCCCTGAAGGCTTGGAATTCATGGCCGTGGAAATGGTTGTGGGCCAATACCTGAAGTGGAAGAAGGATTGTGGGCAACTGGAAGGGTTTGATCTGGATGCGGCTGTGAAATCCATTCAGGAAGGTGATACCAACATTACCTTTGCCGTTGGTGAAGGTAGTGCCACCCCTGAACAGCGATTGAATAACCTGATCGAATACCTGACCAACGGGCGAACCCGTGAATTCATCCGTTACAGGCGGTTGGTATGGTAAGCGCCCAGCGGAAAGCCCTTGAAAAGCTGTGGAAGGATCGGTGTACTATCATCCAGCGGGTGGAAGTCACCGATCCTGATACAAAGCTGACCGATTTTGAAGAAAAGCCGCTTCTTCAGGATCAGCCGTGTAAGTTGTCCTTTGAAACCTTAACTTCAACTGAAGGTGATGCCGTTGCAATGGTTTCCCAATCGGTTAAGTTGTTCCTGACCCCTGATGTGGTCATTCCCGCTGGTTGCAAGGTCATTGTGACCCGCCCAAACGCCTTGGAACGGGTGTTCACCTATTCCAGTTCCGGGGAACCGGGCGTGTTCAGCAACCACCAAGAAATTGATCTGAAAGAATTCAGGGGGTGGGCCTAATGGCCCGTTGGGGAAGGGCCGATTTCAAAGAGTTGAAAGCCCTTGAACAAAGGCTTGAACAGCTTGAACAAGCTGACATGGATCAGGTTTGCCGCCAAGCGGCCAATCAGATTGCCCAACTTCTTCTGAATAAGGTCAAGAAAAGAACCCCTGTTGGTGTGAAACCCAAGCTGGATGGCCCCAAAACCCAAAAGGTGGAAGGGGCAAGCGGAAAAAGCAAAACCTTCCTGACCCGTAACGGTGCCATTCTGGATCAGTATTGGTCAGGGTATCAGGGCGGCACCTTGCGGGATGCGTGGGAAATCCTTCCCATTGAAAAGCAAGGTGATCAGTACATCATTACTGTGCTGAACCCCACTGAATATGCTTCCTATGTGGAGTATGGACACCGACAAACACCGGGGCGCTATGTTCCCGCCCTTGGAAAGAGCCTGAAGGCAAGTTGGGTGAAGGGCCGCTTTATGATGACCATTTCCGTTCAGGAAGTGGAAACTATGGCCCCGGCCCTGTTGCAAAGGGCGCTATATCAATGCTTGAAGGAGGTATTTTGATGCTGAATGAAATCATCAAAGGGATTTCCATGAAGCTGAACGCCACCTTCGGGGATGGATATAAAATCTATCAGAACGATGTTGAACAGGGTTTGAAAGAACCCTGTTTCTTCATTCAAATCCTGAAACCGGAACTATCCCCGTTGCTTGGGCGGCGTTCTTTGAAGCGGAATCCTTTCGATCTTCTGTATCACCCAAGCGCCCCCGGAAATAACGCCGAAATGCTGACCGTTGCGGAACAGTTGATGGAATGTTTGGAGTACATCACCCTTCCCAGCGGTGTGATTCTGCGTTCCACCGGGATCAACTATGAAATTGTGGATGATGTTCTTCATTTCTTCGTGAACTTCAACCACACGCAAATCAAACCTTATGAGATCCCCACCATGGAAACATTGGAAATGGATGTTGGTACACAGGAAGGGTGATAATTTATGGCTACCAGCAAAAAGAAACCTACGGAAAAGGCCCCTACTGTGGCCGCAAACCCGGTGGTTTTCAGTAAACAGAAGGTTTTGACCCTGAAGCGTTACGCCAACCGGCGTGATCTGCTTTCCGTTCTGTTGACGGATGGCAAAACCTACACTTTGGATCAGGTTGATGGCCTGATCAATGATTTCTTCAAGAAAGGTAAGGTGAAATAATATGGCCTTGGGTGGAGGTACTTTTTTGACCCAAAACAAAATCCTTCCCGGCGCTTACATGAACTTCATTTCTGTTGCCAATGCAAGCGCTACCCTGTCTGATCGTGGCATTGCTACCATTGCCCTTGATATGGATTGGGGTGTTGAAGGTAAGATTTTCACTGTGGAACTGGCGGAATTCCTGAAGGATAGTCAGAAGATTTTCGGCTATGCCTACACCGCCGATGCCCTGAAGCCCATGCGTGAAATCTTCAAGCACGCCAAGACGGTTCATTTCTTCCGTCTGAACACTGGCGGCACCAAGGCGGCCAACACTTTTGCAACCGCCAAATATCCCGGTATTCGTGGTAATTCTCTGCGTGTTGTCATTGAAGCCAATGAAAACAGCACCGAGGAAAAGCCCCTGTACGATGTAAGCACCTATCTTGACACCCTTCAGGTGGATCTTCAGGAAGGTGTTTCCACTATGGCTGATCTGAAGGCCAATGATTATGTGGATTGGAACGCTGAAGCTGTTCTGGCCCTGACCGCTTCCATGCCTTTGACCAACGGTGCCAACGGCAATTTGGAAGATGCGGCATATCAGACCTATTTGGATCAGGCTGAAGCCTACACCTACAACGCTATGGGTTGCATTGCCACTAATGATGTGGTGAAGGGCCTGTTCGCTTCCTTCTGTAAGCGTATGCGTGATGATGTGGGCAAGAAGTTCCAGTGTGTTGTTTTCCGCAATCTGGCCGATTTTGAAGGCGTGGTGAGCGTGAAGAACGGCCTTGTGGACGATAAGGAAAGCGCCGCCCTGATCCCTTGGGTTACTGGCGTGATCGCCGGTACTGCTGTCAACAAGTCTGCAACCAACATGGATTATGACGGTGAATATTCCGTTGATACCGATTACACCCAAACCCAGCTTGAAAACGGTATCAAGGAAGGTTCCTTCATGTTCCACTTGGTTGATGGTGAAGTTGTGGTTCTGGAGGATATTAACACCTTCATTTCCGTGACGGATGAAAAATCCGCCGACTTTTCCAGCAATCAGACCATCCGTGTTCTGGATCAGATTGCCAATGATATTGCGGTTCTGTTCGCAAAGAAATACATTGGCAAGGTTCCCAATGATGCTTCCGGGCGGATCAGCCTGTGGAATGATATTGTGAAGCACCACACCGAACTTCAGAATATCAGAGCCATTGAGAACTTCAAGGCAGAAGATGTAACTGTTGCCCAAGGCGATACCAAGAAGGCGGTTGTGGTAACTGACTATGTTACCCCCGTCAACGCCATGGCCCAGCTTTACATGACTGTCTATGTGCAGTAAGAAAGGGGTGTAAATCATGGCTACTGTTATGCACGCAAAAGATACCGTTTCCGCTTCCTTGGCTGAATGTTTTGTGACCATCGGTGATCGCCGTTACAACTTCATGCAAGCTATCAATCTGGAAGCGAATTTCAACAAGACCAAATCCAAGGTTCCCATCCTTGGTAAGACCGGTAAGGGCAACAAGGCCACCGGTTGGGAAGGTGAAGGCAACGCAACCTTCCATTACAACACTTCCATCTTCCGTGAAATGATGAAGCAGTTCAAGGACACCGGCGAGGATGTTTACTTTGACATTCAGGTGACCAATGAAGATCCCACTTCTTCTGTTGGCCGTCAGACCGTGATCCTGAAGGATTGTAACATTGATGGCGGAATCCTTGCCAAGTTTGATGCTGATGCGGAATACTTGGATGAAGATATGGATTTCACCTTTGAGGATTTCGAGATGCCCGAAACTTTCAAGGTTCTGGAAGGAATGGAATAAACACTGACAAAACCCCGCCCATTTTGAAAGTGTGGGCGGGGTTTTTCTTGTTTCACTTCAAAAAATAGGAGGAATTTTAACATGAGTATGACCCTTTCCGGTTTTCTGGCTGAAAATGCCGTTCAGGTTGAGAATATCAAGTTCGTGGTTTCCAAGCGCTTCTTGGATGGTGAAGGCAACCCCATCCCTTGGGAGATCAAGACCATCACCGGCACTGAAGATGAAGCCCTTCGCAAATCCTGCGCCAAGCGTGTTCCCATCCCCGGCAAGAAGAATCAGTATCAGAAGGAAACTGACTATGATCAGTACCTTGGCAAGCTGGCTGTTGCCTGTACCGTGTTCCCCGATCTGAACAACAAGGAACTTCAGGACAGCTACAAGGTCATGGGTGCTGAAGCCCTGTTGAAAACCATGCTGACCCCCGGCGAATACGCCGAATATATCAGCAAGGTTCAGGAAGTGTGTGGTTTTGATACTACCCTTCAGGAAGATGTTGATACCGCAAAAAACTAATTACTGAAGGTGATGGTGAAGCGAACATAGCCCACTATTGCCTTCAGGAACTTCACATTCTTCCCCATGAGTTTTTCGCCCTTGACCGAAAAGAACGGGCTTTTGTGATCGCTTCCATTGAAGTTCGGATTGAGAGCGAAAAGAAAAAGCAAAAAGAAATAGAACGCAAACAGCGCCGGGGGAAACACAAGTAATTTCCCCCGGTACTTTTTTGAAAGGTGGTGAACCTATTTGGCTACGATCAGAACCGCAATCGCATTGTATGACGGTGTAACTTCCCCCCTTCAGAGTATGCACCGGGCCATGAACATTGTGATCAACAGCTTTGAAA